CGATGCATAGCGATTCAAACAGGTGCTGGGGCAGGCCTTTTTCCATGTCGTCTGCCAGTTCTGCCTCTTTCTCTTCACGGGCGATCTGCTGGTAGTGACGCGCCCAGCTCTGAGCCTCAAGACGATCCTGAATGTAATAAGCGTTCATGGCTGAACTCCTGAAAATGGCTGTGAAAATATCGCCCGCGAAATGCCAGGCTGATTAGGAAAACAGGAAAGGGGATTAGTGATTGAGGCCGTTACCGCGTCCGTCGAGAAAAACTTCCACGAGCAAGTCACGGGTATAAGTGCGCTCAATGCCGCGATGCAGATAAAGTCGTCCGCGTAAATTAGCTGATGCAGTCCAGGTACCATCTTTGCGTTTGACCAGCATTCCTGGCATGACCGCACCGCGATTAACGGTCTGCGTTCCGTAATGTTGATGAACCATAAAAACTCCTGCCCGTAAGCTGGGCTGCTGAACATATAAAGACTTCTGCGCGTATTCAGGCGGTGGATGGCCGCCGGTTGTCATAACTAAGCCGCCTCGTTGAAGCGACTAAGGTATGAAATGTTGAGTTGATTTCAGCTGGTCACACCGACGTTCACGCGTCCGTTTCATCCCTCGCACTCCCCGAAGCCTGCTGAAATTCAAGCTGCGGATCTAAGCGGTCATCGCAACGGTGAATCAGGTGGTTGCCGTATCGTTGTGTTGTTGCGATATGGTGATAATAGCTATTGCTATTGGTGATATCAATACTTATTGCTATTAGTTGATGTGTTTTGATATTAAATGTTTGATAGCAAAAAGAATTAATTTTGTGACTTGCATCGCATAGCGATAACTGAAGTGAGGTCGTGGTGGTTTTTTGAACGGTGTGTGATGAGGGGAGGGGACAAAAGAAAACCCGGCACGGTAGCCGGGAGTTATATTTGAATTTAATCTAATGAAGGTATGTCTGATTTATTGAATTTAAAGAATGGTATAGCTATTGTAGTAATTCCCATTCTGGATGTGCTGTTTTGAACATACTCTCGCCAAAAAGGCCATACATTAAAACCTACATTTTGCTTAGCAAATTCTTCTAACTCTTCTTTAGATAATTCTCTTTTTGAGCGATATATCGCCTCAAAAATTGCTTCTATAGAAAAAATTGTATCAACATCATTTTCGTCTTTAGATGTTTCTTCGGATTTTGCAATAAATCTAAGCCCAACTGAGTAGTGAAAAGAGTAATATAGCTCATTTTTTAATGAGTCATCGTCACTTACTAATTCAATAGCTTCGATTTTTTTTATCTTACGAAATGATTGTGTTTGCTTATTTATGCTGTTGAAGTTAAAGCTATTATACCCTTCAGAAAAAGCAAAGTTAGATTCTCTGATATTGATATGCATTATTGATAATGCGTCTATTGCTGATCTAAGAAGTTCATTCATCATGCTACCCGCTTAGCAACAGTTTTTATCTTTATTGATGTTTGATTCATTTTTGTTTGGGCTGGTGATTTGCTGTCAAATCCCTGATCATCGTTTTCAAATTGTGCTTTTGCTTCAGATTTCCATATAGGTAAAGATTTAGATGATGAGACTGTTCTTTCAACTTTGATTTCGCCAGATAATTCCCGTAACCTTTTGAATGCATCAGGAACTTCTGCTGCTAAACGCATCAGTTTATCCATTGCTTCTGATTGAATGACATCATCAGATTCATACTTGGAAAATGCCTTAGGCCCCCCACCAAATATAGAGGATGCCTTTTGCTGGGTTATCATCCATACTTCAGTTCTAATTTTTTTTAATTCTTTTCCTGTTAAAAGTCCATCGATAGACTTTTTGTATTCATTGAAAATTCGTTTGTTTTCTCGTAAATCGACTGGTGTGGCAGTTTCCGAACCACATTGATCACACACAGAAAACCTTATTGGGAGATTTTTTGTTTCCCCTTTATAAGTAACATCATCATACTCCATCTCCACGGTGAGATGACCTACACCACAAACTGGACATATGTTGTTGTTTCTCATATAAAAATCCTCATTTATCATCACTCAATTAGAGAGATGAAGAGATACTGTAAGCACTACATTGCCAGTAATGTTTACAAAAAATTTAATGTAGAACTCGTTATTAAGTTCTTTATGCATAGCTTGGCACCAAAATGAGTGCTCAAAGCTATAAGCATCACAAGCTGCCCATACACCTGGTTTACTGCCTTGACACCATTCTGAACCTAGAAATCTCCCTTTAGTGACTGCTTTTATCACCATAGATTTGATGTCATCTGCATCTAAAGAAAGCGATTGAACATCCCTGATACACCGTTTAGTCCAAGGCAGTGTGTCACATTCATCAATCAAATCAATGATATCTAAATAAAGCGGACCACCTTGAATCTTTCTGTCCTCGCCATCACGGGGAGGAGTTCCCACATATCTGCTAAGAATCATACTTGTTACCATTATGGTAAGTCTAGTCTAAAAGCACTCGCATATTGTTTTTTTGTGCTGTATGTAAGTTACTCGTCGATCTGCAACTGTGAGTCTGGATAGCTTACAAAATAGAGTTGACACGTCCTTCACTACCCATGCTTCCTATACGTCTGCGGCATGCTTCCGATGACTTTCCCGAAGATGAATACCCGGTTCATCTCGTCTTTCTCGATCGGGTCCCACGGTGAGTAGCTCTTGTTATCAGAGATAACCAGCAGCTTATCCTTCATCATTTGCAGGCGCTTTACATGGGCTGTGTCGTCATACAGAAACGCATAGATACCATCACCGTCGAAAGATTTAACCGTGATATCAACGAACAGAAGATCACCTGGTTCGATCGTTCCTGACATGCTGTCACCACGCACGTTAATGATGCGGATATTTTCCGCCTTCCTGCCATCGAACATGTGACGAGCATCGTCAAACGAGTACTCAACCGAGCGTAGAACTTCTACAAACTCACGGTTGATTACACCCGGCCCGGCACTGACTTCTATATCAAGAACGTCAATCTTGAAGTATTTTGAATGGCTGACAGCAGGCTTCCCTGATTGTTGACCGTCATTTCTCATCGGGCCTATGCCTGATGAGAGCCATTCTGTTCGAACACCCAATGCATTAGCTATTTCAACAATTTTTGTTGAGCCGCGCGCGTTGCCGCTTGTCAGTCTCCAGATTGTGGGTTGAGCTACGCCAGACGCCTTTGCAAGAGCGCCTTGAGACATTCCAGATTGTTCCATCGCTAGGTTTAAGCGATCAGCAAGAGTTTCTTTTTTCATAAGTTTTAATTTATACGCTTGCGTATTGATGGTCAAAACACGTTTTGCTATTACTTGGATTAATACGCATTGCTATTATTCATTCATTGCAATACCAATAGGAATTGATAATGACAAATCAAACCATTCAACTCGCAATCAGTATTACAGGTAGTCAAAAACGACTGGCAGATCTATGCGGTGTAGCCCAACCCACAGTTTGGCGTTGGCTACACGGTGGCGGAATTGATGCCCGCTATGTAATGAAAATTGTCTCAGCCACTGGTGGAAAGATTAAACCAGCAGATATTCGTCCCGACCTCGCACCATTGTTTAACGCGAGTAATTCTGCCGCCTAAACTGCGGCGTTAACTGATAAGGCAATGACTATGCAACCACTTACATACCAACAGACTAGCGGATTTAGCCCGACTGCGGTGATAAATCGTTCTCAAACAAAACAGGTGCCAGGCCACGAAAAAATCCGTGATGCCGTCCGCGCCTGGTCGGCTGAAGATAATCAGGATGTCGTTGCCACACTCATTGTGAATGAGTATCGGGAGCAGGGCGGCGGCGCCATCGATTTCCCTGATGATGTCAGCCGTGCACGCCAGAAGCTGTTCCGCTTCCTCGATAACAAATTCGATTCTGAAAAATACCGAAATAACGTGCGTGAACTGACCCCGGCAATTCTAGCGGTACTACCGCTGGAATATCGCGGTTACCTGGTTGAGCAGGATAGCTTCATGGCTAGGTTGGCTGAAATGGAAAAGGAACTCAGTGAGGCAAAACAGGCAGTCATTCTCAACGCACCACGCCACCAGAAACTGAAGGAAATTAGTGAAGGTATTGTGTCGATGTTTCGTGTGGACCCGGATCTGGCTGGTCCATTGATGGCGATGGTTACCACCATGTTGGGGGCAATATGACAGGCTCAGAAATGGCGAAAGCCGGTCTGCGGGAACAGAGCCGACTTTCAGGTGCAAATCGTAACGCACTCATTGCGGGAGGAATTATGGCAAACACTGCTGAGATATTCAATTTTCCAGTGCCGGATGTGGCACAAAAGGAGCCGCGCGTGGCAGATCTCGATGATGGTTATACGCGCATTGCAAATGAGTTGCTGGAAGCTGTGATGCTGGCCGGATTAACACAGCACCAGCTTCTGGTCTTCCTGGCTGTCATGCGCAAAACATATGGCTTTAATAAAAAACTGGATTGGGTGAGCAACGAGCAACTTTCCGAGTTGACCGGGATATTGCCGCACAAGTGTTCTGCTGCAAAAAGTGTTCTGGTAAAGCGTGGGATTTTTATTCAGAGCGGGCGGAATATCGGCATTAATAATGTGGTCAGTGAATGGTCAACATTACCCGAATCAGGTAAGAAAAATAAAGTTTACCTGAAAGAGGTAAATTTACCTGAATCAGGTAAGAAAAGTTTACCCAAATCAGGTAAAGGCACTTACCCGAATCAGGTAAACACAAAAGACAAACTAACAAAAGACAATATAAAACCTTATTCGTCCGAGAATTCTGGCGAATACTCTGACCAGCCAGAAAACGACCTTCCTGTGGTGAAACCGGATGCTGCGATTCAGAGCGGCAGCAAGTGGGGGACAGCAGAAGACCTGACCGCCGCAGAGTGGATGTTTGACATGGTGAAGACCATCGCACCATCAGCCAGAAAACCGAATTTTGCAGGGTGGGCTAACGATATCCGCCTGATGCGTGAACGTGACGGACGTAACCACCGCGACATGTGCGTGCTGTTCCGCTGGGCATGCCAGGACAACTTCTGGTCCGGTAACGTGCTGAGTCCGGCCAAACTCCGCGACAAGTGGACCCAACTCGAAATCAACCGTAACAAGCAACAGGCTGGCGTGACAACCGGAAAATCAAAACTCGACCTGACAAACACTGACTGGATTTACGGGGTGGATTTATGAAAAACATCGCCGCACAGATGGTTAACTTTGACCGTGAGCAGATGCGCCGGATCGCCAACAACATGCCGGAACAGTACGACGAAAAGCCGCAGGTACAGCAGGTAGCGCAGATCATCAACGGTGTGTTCAGCCAGTTACTGGCAACTTTCCCGGCGAGCCTGGCTAACCGTGACCAGAACGAACTGAACGAAATCCGCCGCCAGTGGGTTCTGGCTTTCCGGGAAAACGGGATCACCACAATGGAACAGGTTAACGCAGGAATGCGCGTAGCCCGTCGGCAGAATCGACCATTCCTGCCATCACCCGGGCAGTTTGTCGCCTGGTGCCGGGAAGAAGCATCCGTTAACGCCGGGCTGCCAAACGCCAGCGAGCTGGTTGATATGGTTTACGAGTATTGCCGGAAGCGTGGCCTTTATCCGGATGCAGAGTCTTATCCATGGAAATCAAACGCGCACTACTGGCTGGTTACCAACCTGTACCAGAACATGCGGGCCAATGCGCTGACTGACGCGGAATTACGGCGCAAGGCTGCCGATGAACTGACCTGTATGACAGCGCGAATTAACCGTGGTGAGACGATACCTGAACCAGTAAAACAACTTCCTGTTATGGGCGGTAGACCTCTAAATCGTGCACAGGCTCTGGCGAAGATCGCAGAAATCAAAGCTAAGTTTGGGCTGAAAGGAGCAAGTGTATGACGGGCAAAGAAAGATTCTTCGTTACTTGAAGAAATACAGTGTTTATTGTTCTTTTGAGATGTTGCGAAAACAGGAATTACCACGGTAAACATTTTGTAGCTGACCCATGCATTGATGAAATATTGTGGGTATTTAATAGAGCATAATTATCAAGTTGCGTAAGATGTGGAGTAATGGTATGGGCGGTGTTAGCACCGCCTTTAATTAAAGCTCAGAAAGCTGTGATAATATTTTTTCTGGAGTGGTTTCGTTGGAAATGCTAAATAATACAGCACTTTTGACTGATTCATCTCTCATTTCAATTTCACATGAATTATGGTTGTATGAGATTGCATAATTTTTTAATGTTCTTTCGCTTTGCCACCACACCATATTTGCAAGACTTCCGTTATACGTTCTTATCTCGATTGATCCGGGCAGGGCTTTCCAGATAACACCTCCTAGCAATGTAAGAGCGGCTGCACCAACATTTTTTGCATGATGGTTAGAACGTTCCATTACCCCTTCAGCATAACGATGAAGAATCTCTATGTCAGTCGCTTTGATAGTCATGTTATTTCCATGTAATTGCTGTGTGAAACGTAGTGTTAGTTAGGGAAGGTGCGAACAAGTTCCTGATATGAGATCATCATATTCATCCGGAGCGCATCCCAGAGGGACATCATGAGCCATCAACTCACCTTCGCCGATAG